AACACAAACATTGGTGCAGGGGCGGACACATAAAGTGTCCGCATACAAAGATTAAAAAGATTTTAAATACAGAAGCAGAGGGGCAGGCAAATACTGGAATTACTTGCATAATAACTGCCAGCAAAACCAGAGCCGCTAACATAACAAGCATTATTAGTATTATTAGAAGCCGCCGAAGAAAGCCACCAAGAAACTCTATCACCGTTCATATTAGTTTTGATACGGTGTTGGCAGTTGTTAGCAAACCACGGGAATTGAATTGAAAGCCCTGCTTCAGGGTGCCAATATCCGTCTGTTTGCGAAAGGTTAGAACGTACTGCACAGCCATATACTTCATATTCATTCGGACACCACAACTTGCCCATATCAAGCCAATCCCACCCTGTACTGCCTGTTAATAGTCCGCTTGCAGAATATCTGCTGTCAAGTAAAGCTCTTTTTTGCTTTATGACATTTTGTAATGTTGCAGGTAATAACTGCAAAATGCCCCCGCTTGAAGCATTTGCACCGTGAGCAACACTATTATATGCACTTGTTGTATAATTATTCACACCGTTCAATACTGCATAAGCTGCACTTGCAAGCCACGGATGAGCCTGACTTGCCGTACCGTTATTATTGTTTGCCGGATTCCACGGATAAGGTGTGTGTATTGCTTGGTCGGCAATACAATAAAACATATTACCGATAGCGGTATCACCGCAATTTTTATACGTGTTTTTCCCGACAATACGAACAGTGAAAGTTTGTGCGGATAGTGAAGTTCCTGCCACTGTTCCTGCACTCATTGGCACGGAAAACTTATCCCCTGTGTGAACCTCGTTTTCTAAAGAAGTGCCTTTGATACTGTCAAGCCACGTATAAACATCATCTGACTGTGCAATTTCATCCGCAAATTTTGTTTCAAGAACTTCACCCTCATTAGTGTTATCATATAATTTATATGATAATTCCTGTGAAGCCTTTAATTCGGTATCAAGCACCATACTTTCGAGGGCTTTGTATCCTCTCAAACCGTCGCCGGCTTTTATCTTCTTTGTGGTTGAGTTGTAACATATTTCACCCTCTGCCGGTGTAGGGTTTTGTGTGTTCCAATTGTCTGCTGTATCAGACCTCATTTGAATTGTTTGAATTTCTGTCATAATAATTTCTCCTTATTAGTTAAAATAATTTACTTTGTGATACTTCCCGATTTCAGCCAGTGCGAAACTTACACCTGAACGCAGGGTGCGTACATTTTCTATTAAATCGCCGATAACACTTCCTGTTGTGAAAGCGTTTCCGCCGTACAATATTTTTGTCCCCGAACCTGCTGCACTTCCGCCCGATATTGATTTTGTTGAATCATATACCGTTGAAGCATTCCCCCCTGATATCCCTGTATTGTAGAAATTATCAAGTAAAGTTTCTATTGCCTGACTTTTCTCATCAACTTCTGCAATCGAAGCGGCAATATCGCTTTTTGCTTGTGTTAATTCGGTAGTCATTTCTTCCGCTTTTGTTTTGCACGTTTCAACTGCTTCATCCATTGCGTTAATCTTTGCAGCAGCTTCATTGACTGTATCAATCGTTTCGTTTACTTCTGTTTTGAAAGTCGTTATCTGATTTGTAATAGATGTATCGACTTCATTTTTAAAATTAACCATTGATGTATCAATAGCACTTTTTGCATTGGCAATCGTATCATTTACATCATCTTTAAAGTCTTGAAACAACTCATCCGCATTAGCGTTCGCACCTTCTTTAACTTTTACGGCTCGGTATAATTGTCTGCTCATAATTTGCAAAATTCTTGTAATATAATCCAAACTCCATTCAAGGGTTGTAAAATTTAATTTACTTGAATTTGCATATTCTTTATCCTGTTCTATATCTAAAACAAGTGATAGTGAAAGTGTTTCATCACTTGCTAATTTTGAATAAGAAGAACCGCTTAACGGAAATGTAATATAACTTCCATTTTTATTATTTAATTCATTTATAGAATAATCTATATTTAAAGTTAAATCAGTTTGAACTCCTGAAGAATCAGTAAGCTGTACTAACAATTCTTTTTCTTCTTCAATTAGAAAATCAAAGTCAAAAGTTGTTACAGAACCATTGCCGGTATAATTGTTTACCGGATTATTTTTTGATACCGTCATTTTTTTACTCCTTATCTTTCAAAAACCAGTTATACAAAGGTTTTCCTATAAGCGGTATATGAGCAACAGCGCTCTTTTTACCTGATAATACCCTTGTTGCAACAGGTGCAACTGAAGGTGTAAAGAAATTAACTATTGCACTTCCCAAGCCGCCCTTACCGGCGTCCCTGAAGAAAAACCTATTTATTATAAAGGTTGGTATTAAATTGTCTATCATTGTTTCAAATATGTTAATATCACGGTTTGATATTAGATCTTTTAATGCGTCAATCGGCACCCCGAAGAGCCATAGTAACATTTGAAGTCTTACAAGATTTTGCAGCCCTTTGATTACCTGACCTTTATTTTTGTTCATAATACCTTGCTGAATATTAAAGGTTACATCTTGCCTTGCAATATCAAGAGCCTTTATGCCGTAGGTTTTTAAAGTGTAAAATAGTTTCATAAAACCGCCGCCGCTTTGATATAACTCTGTTACCTGATCTTCGGATATAGGCTGAATGTCTGCTAACTCGTGATATGCAAAAATTATCGAATCATCTGTTATTTTCCCTTCTGCAAGATCTTGTTTTGCTGCTTCCCAATTTTCGCCGTATATTCTTTTTAATTTAGCGTCAAACTCTTTATTGTTGCTTTTTGCAAGTTTTTGTGCCTTTAATAGAGAGGCTTGAATAATTGTATTTTTGCCTAATCCGTCAATAGCGTTTAATCCGGTTATTTGAAATTGTTTTTTAAGCCACTTTGATATTTTTGAAGGGCTTGCAAATTCATAAGCTAAATCGTTTATTCCTAAATCTTCCATAGATATTTCAAAAGGTTTTTTCAGCCCTTTGAATGTGTCTGAAAAACCGTATCTATAAACCGAAAAAGCCAAGTCGCCAAATTGGGTTATTGCATTTGTAATATCATTTAAAGTTGAAATATAAGTTAAGTCTTTAATCATTTTTATAGGTTCAGATACCCTGCTGGCATTGAAACGTGCTACAAGCATTTCTCTTATCAGTTTTTCGTCTTTAGCGTATATGTCACCATTTGCCGCAAGCGTATTTACCAATGCACCTATACTGTCTTCAACATTTTCAGACTTACCAATTATATTGCAGATTTCTTCTGAAGCCGCTTTTATTTCTTCTCTAAGACGTTTCTTAACCATATTCTTTACTGAATCAGCTTTTATTTTAGAAACAAATTCTACCTGATGTTCAAGGCGATCAGCTTTTTTCTTTAGGGCTTCCCTGTATTCAACTTGTTCAGGCGGTAAATCATCCCCCCTTCGTTCCAGTTGTTCAAGTTTAATCTTTATAGGACTTAACTCGTATTTAATGCGCTCGATTTCTTTGCCCTTTGCCTGTGCGGGTGTGCGGTGTTCTACTTCATCAAGCGTCTTTTTCTTGCGTTTAATCTTTGCACGCAGCTTCCCTACTTCTTTAAATTCACTTCCAAAAAATCTTCTCGCCTCGATTACTTTTCTTGAATTGCCGATATAGTTAATTAAAGCCGGTTCAAAAGTTTCATAGAACTGGTTAAAATCGCCGTCAAGTTCATCTATCTTACGTTCAAATTTCAGGCTTGCATTTCTTGATAAAAGAATATTATTTTTGCCAAAACCTCTTATATGATTATTTATAAATTTTGCACGATCTTCGGCATTCCAAAATTGGCTGTTGTCCGCTTCTGCAAGATCTCTTAATATCATACTTATTTTGGCGTCTTCAAGTTTAATAACCTGATTTATTACATCTCTTTGTTCTTTGCGTGCTAATGCTTCAATGTATTCTATATATTTTTCCGACATATCTTTTTTTACAAGACGCGGGAAATAATTATCAAGGTAACCTACATCAATACCTACTTCAAGAGCGTCAGAGTAGATGTCTTCCAAAATATCTCTTATCTTATTAAATTCCTCTGTAAAACCGTATTTGTTTGCCAATATCCTTACCATATATTCATCACGGTTTTTTAATGCTAAGTCAAAAGTTAAATAATCGGCTTTATTTTGCTGCTTCATTGCTTCGGTTTTTTTCAAAAATTCCGTAGCAGTGTTTAAATCTTTACCGGTTGTAAGTGCTAATTGAGCACTGTGGTTTCTTAATTTATCTTTTAACTCCGGCGATATTTTACCCAAACGGGTTTCAAGCGGTATAAATAATTTGTCATACCATTTGCTTATAGAATTTGCTGTATCATATATACCCTTTTTAAATTTGTACATAGGCTTATTGATAGCTTCTTCAAGTTCAATAGTTTTAACATAATTATACTGATACTTCGGTAATACTTCTTTTTCATATTCCTCATCTGTTGTAAACACCCTGTCAAAGAGTTTTATTGCTTCGTCCGATAAATCCACGTTCAAATCTTTAACAGAATTATATACTTGTCTTAACCAGTCTTTAAAATTTTGAAATACCCTTAATAAACTTTTAGAAGGTGCAGAACCTTCCATTAAATACGCTTCAAAACCACGTGCAAATCTTTCGTGAAAATCCACTATTTCGTCATAAGAATACTCGGTGTTTTCATCAATTCCAAAAACTCTGTATACTTCTTTTAATTCATTTGCCGCACGTTTATTGCCGCCTTTCGCAAGGGTATCAAGTGAATATAAATAGTAATGCCCCAATTCGTGGCATATTGTGGAAGGATCGCCGTTTTCAAGTACATCAATAATTGCCGTGCCATTTTCGTCTATCCTGAATTGTCCTCGTGGTGCTTCTTCGTCTTGATTAAATACTATTCTTCCGTTATTTCCATTTCCTCGCCCGAGGGATCGTGTTTCCATTCCGGGCCCTTGAACTTCGTGTTCTTGAAACTCCAATCCACGCTCTCGAAGTAATCCTGTGATTTCTTCGTCTGTGATTGCTTTTGGTTTTTCACCGTATTTGACGTCTGTTGAAACTGCTTCATAACTTTTAAATAGTCCTTTCTCTTTCATTATAACATAATTCTGAACCGGATTGTACCCTACTTCATTAACAATATAATCAAGAGGTACAAGCCTTCCTGTTTCTCTATATCTGCTTACAGCTCTATCTACAGATTTTTCAATAGGTAGATATACAAGCCTTAAATGCACATCATAGCCGGCATTATGAAGCAAATTATATCTTTTCATAATTGCATTTTCGCTTTTGCCGACAATAGGCAGCAAAACATTATCACCGTTTTGTATTGCTTTATTCAACACAACTTCTGATATTTTTTGACTTTCTTCGTGTACCTGATCCGCTCTTTTCCCGTCACTTTCGATAAACTCCGGCAGACGTTCTTTTGCCATATCAGAATCTACGATAAGACATCCTGTCTGCTTTGCTAAAGGTTCTGCTAATGAAGACTTGCCGCTCGCGGGGGCCCCGATTACCAAATAGGCTTGTTTGTCTTTTTTATTTGCCCCTTTGCCGTATAGTTCCGCTGCAATATCATTTCTTAATTTTTGTCTTTCTTTCGTTGTAATTTGAGTAGTAGAAGGCAATAAACCTTCTGCTTTTAATCTGTCTTGTTCTGCTAAGTCTTCTGCTACATCAGGATATAAAGCACGCCAGTTTATTAAGTCTTCGGATTTTGCGGATTGATATAAGCCTTTTGAATAAAATTCATCCGGCTTAATTAAAATATCTTCATTGTCTGCTATATCATCCAAAGATTTATAAGGGTTTTCTTCAGAATTAACAAAGCGGCTTATTGCAGTCTGATTATATACGATTTCTTTTTTAACCTTGCCAAAGATTTCATTTATAACATCAGGCGACAACATATAAGCCTTGAACTCTTTTGCTGCTTCGTCCAAAGTCATTTCTTCATTTTTAACCATAGCCGCTAATTGTAAAGCCTTATCAGATATAATGCCCTGCTTGGAGGCAAGGCGTTCTATCAATTCTATGGCTACTGCGGCTTGCTGGTTTATTCTTTCATTTGTAATTTTATCAAGTCTGTTTTTCCCTCTGCCTGTTATTCTGCTGTTATTACGCAATAGTCCGCTAAAAATCTTTTTATCGTTTCTTAAAGATTTAATAGCTTTATCAACAATTTGTATTTTTTCAATAGCTGTTGTTTGAAAAATCTCTTGTGTTCCAAAGAGGTTTATTTGTTCAGACTTAACCGTATCGGCTGCCAACACCTCACGGGCAAACATAGCAACTTGTTCTAAGTTATTAAACTTTGCTATTCTTACCCCGTCTATCGCTGCTATTTGCTTGCTTTCATCATTCCTTATGATGTCCGCTATGCGTGCTGCTTGTGCAGTTGTAATTTCGCCGTTTACAACTTTTTGAAAAGCCGTATCACTAAGTCTTGAAAGAGCAATGCCGTCTTTAACCATAGCAGAATTTGTAGGAATTGTTTTTGGTAAATTTTCAAGTCCTACTTCTTTTATTATTTTAGCCGTGTCTAATGCGGTTCCTGAATTTTCTGCTATATTTTTTTGAGCTGCTAAAACTCTCATTTGCTCCGGTGTATAGCCGTCTGTTTCTTTAAACAAATAGCCTTTAAGAGTTATATTGTCGCCGCCTACACGTTTGGCAAGCCCTAAGCGTTGGTGTCCGTCAACTACATATTTTTTGCCGTCTTTTCTTTCATATACGATAATATCGCCGGCATAAAGCAGATCAAATTCTTCAACTCCGTTCATCCTATCTGTTACGCCGTTTTCGTCTGAATTATCTTTATATTGGAAAGTCTTTGCGTCTGTTAAAAGTTCGCTGGGTTTAAAAGACTGTTCTTGTCTTTCTTTTATGGTGCTGTCTATAAACCGTGCTTCATCATTGGATTGCACTTTGCTATTTTGATTTATAAGGATCTGAAGGTTAGATTTTCTTAAAAGTTCCCTCCCTTCTTCCCCGAATTTATCAGTAATAACATTATCAAGCTGCTGCACAAATTGTGCGGACGTGTCGGCAAGGTCAGAATCAGCTCCCTGTCTTTCCATTTCGTCTTTAATTCTTGTGTATGATATACCCGTTTTTAAAGTCTTTTCGCTTTTTTCTGCGTTCTGTGTTGCAACTTCCGCAAGGGTATCAATGTTTTCATTTAAAAACTCGTTGCGTTCATCTACGGACATTTCCGCAGCTTCCTTTTTCGCAATTTTAGAATCAATACCCTGTTTTGTTTTTACTGCTGCAACCTGTGTAACGGTACCTACGCCGCCCATACCTATTGCCGATATTGCACCGACTAAACCGGCTTGCATAATTTCATCTATTTTGTCTGCCAAAGGTTTCGGGGCTACACCACGCATTTTTCTTGCTAAATTTCCATAGATAAAATTTGTATATTCCTGTGCCATTTCGGTTGAACCTTCTTCTATGCCCGATTTTGCAAGCTGCATAGATAAAGCTGCAAGTTGGCTTCTAAATGCTTGATCTTTTGCAAGTTCTTTAATCCCTTGCTTTCCAAACATATCTAATACTTTTTCACCATTAGGAATGGCTTTTAATACCGCTCCCAAGCCTAAATATTCTAAAGAGGCATTTATAAGACCGACAGACATTGCAAGATTATCCATATCAGTATCACTTAAAGGCATTGTGCCGGAGGCAGTAAATTCATCATTTAACTGCTCTAATTCCTGACGCATAAAACCGGCTTCAAGTTCAAAACTTTTCTTTGCTGTTGCTGTTCTTGCCAATAAACTTGCACCGGCACGCATACCGGCGTTTGCTCCGGCGGCGGCACCCTGCGGTGTTTTTGTTGTTATTGCACCGCTAATGCCGCCGACAATTAACCCTCCTGCTCCTCCGATTAATCCTGAAACTCCTGCGTCTTTTCCTATACTATAAAGTATAGCCGTTTGTTTCATAACGTCTGCATAAAGTTGTTTTGTGCTGTTTATAAATCTTTCAGGAATTACCGCTGCACTTCCTTCATCAAAATATTTGCCGTCTTCTGTTTGCAAAAATTTGCTATAAATCCCGTAGTTATTAGCTTGATTAAACCTTCCTTTATTATAAGGATTGTCAAGTTCTATTATTCTTGCTTTTTCTGCGTCTGATAAGTCTTGTCCTGCTTTGCGTAATAGCATACCTTTTGTTCTTAATTCAGCAGCTTCATTATCTTTCTTTTGTTCCATAAAAGCCGCAACGGGTACTTGCGTAACAAAATCCCAAGCCGATTTAAGATTATCAAGTACATTGGGTTCTTTGTATGCTGATATAGTAGGCCCGGTATATTCAGTTTCGCTATTTTGCCCAGTAGATTGATCTTCTATTTCAAATCCTTCAGGTATTTCGTTTGGTGAGTATTCAACCTCAAAACCTTCAGGTAATGCTAAATTACTTGCCATTTTCCATCCTTCATTATCATTCTTTTGCCTGTTTTGGAATTTTTTATAATTGTTCCTTCTGCGTATGCAGTTTTTGTATTTGTAGCATTATTTTTTAACGGGTTAACACTTTGCCCGTTTACAATTTTTTCAAAATGCAAATGTGCACCTGTTGAATTTCCTGTGCTTCCCGCCCTGCCTATAAGCTGCCCTGCGGTAATTTGCTGACCTTTTTTAACAGAAAAACTGTTACAGTGTGCATATCTATATACAGTATTTCCATTTCTTATATCTACATAATTTCCATATCCGGCAGGATCACGCCCGATCTTTTCGACCGTGCCGCTTGCAAAGGCGGTAAATTTCTCATTATTGCCATAAGCAAGATCTACCCCTTTATGGTAACTGCTTGCTTTTGCATTTGGTTTATCTCTGTAACCATAAGTACTTGTAATCCTGTGTCCAAACCAAACATCACCGACTTGTGGCATTCCTCCTTGTTTCGTACTTATGGCACTGCTTAATTCTTTATTGTCCTCTTGAGCTGTTTTTGAAACTCTTTGTGCAACAATTTTATATTTTTCTTCCTCTGTTAAAGGGCTTCCTTTTGCCTTTTCGGCAGTAGTAAAATCATTTATAACATTACGCATAAACCCAACTTGTTTATTCATACCCTGAATATAAAGATCTGAAGCTTTGCCCTGTTTATCTTTATAAGCATAGCTTTTGGCAAATTCTTTCATTGCACTGTTAATCCCGCCTTGTGTCAGGTTTTTACCCTGCTTTAATTCAAGTTCTTTGATATAAGCATTTGCAGAATTTGTGAACGCTTTTGCTTTCTTATCTGTTTTTTCGCCCATATACCAAGAAGGCTCGGTATTAAGTTGCCCTTGTTTATTATATGTATATCCAAGTGCTTTTAATCCGGCTTTTATCGCAGCGTCTTGATCTGTTAATTGTGTAGGCGTCATATTTTTAATATCAATTTGCATTTTTTGAAAAGCCTTGTAATCAGAATTTGAAAGCAAGGATCGGTATTGAGTTAAATTCATATTTGCAAATTTTTGAGCGTCCGTGTTTCTTAATTCGTAAAGTTCCAAGTATGCTGAATTATCCGTATCAATATCGCCTTTATTAACAAGCTGATTTATTGCATTTTGAGCATTATACCAATTTTTACCGCTAAGTCCGTAGGGTATATCATCTTCTGAAGGTACTTGACCGTTTTTTAATTTATCGGCTACTTTATCCCACATATTATCCATAAGTTGATCTTGTTCGTGATCTTCTATTCTTCTTTTTCTGTTATAAAGTGCCGTAAGCCTGTTCTCTACTGCATTTCTTTCGTTTTCATTTTCGATTTTATCAACTTCAGCATAAGCGGCCGCTTCATCTTCAGGATATAAACCGTACAATCTTTCAGATGTCGATCTTGCAACATAATTCAATTCATTGTTTTTTACTTGTCCTAAATACCTTGTTTGTGCTTCCGGCAATAATTCTTCTTTGTGTTTATCGTAGTATTCCGTAGCTTTAAGGCTTCCGTCTTGCAAATATGCGTTTAATACTCCTGTGTGAAAATCAGAAGTAAACTTAGCAAGCTGTATTCTTGTTGTGTCTTCATCCCATTTAAGAAGCTGTGCTTTACTTATGAGTGTTGCACGTCCGTTGCCCAAAGCTGTTGCCATATCGTCTTCATTATCTCTATGAGTAATTCCTTTGCTTATAGCAAGGCTTTGAGCCTCCTCAAGTGTTGCCGTAGCCCAAGACTGGGTTTGTTTCATTTCGTGAGCCATAGCACCCTGATACAGCATATTTATTTTTTTTAACTTCACGGATTCTGCGGCTTTTGCACCCCTGCCCCAAGTCAAACCTAATTCCTGTTGTTTTTGATTTATTTTTTGTTCAATATTATTCATTACGCCGGTTGCACCGCTATTAGGATCTTCGGGGTTACTCATAGCAGATTTACCGAGTTTTGAATAATAACCGTTTTCAGGATCTTGTAAATCTGTTCTTTCAAGAGTATCAATATAATTAGCCAACTCTCTTGCGTTCATCTCTTGTATTTGGCTGTACATATTCAACATATTTTGAGCGAACCAAGCAGAAGTATCACCCAGTTTTTGTGTTGCAGTGGCTATACTTACCCCGAATGCGTCAGGTGTTGCTCCGCCTTTATAATATCCCATAGGCTCGTGGCTAAGCCCTACTTTGCTTTCATAATTTGGTACTGTTACCATTTATATGCTCCTATACTGTTAAGTTTTTCCCGCCGATTATCGCAGAGTTTGAAACGTCCATACCTCCGCTTAGTAATCCGCTTGTCGTGCCGCCTAAACTTCCCATACCACCACCCAGAGAAAGTGCTGAATTTCCTATTTGCCCTATTGTTTTAAGCCCGCCAGATATAGCACTTATAGTACCTGCTGTTCTTGCGTTCCTTGCAGAAAATAAAGCCAAGTTTGCTTCATTAGCGTAATTCTGTGCTTCAATCTCATAATTAAGGGCTTTCTTTTCTGAATTGTATTCAATAGTCAATGCGTCTAATTCTCCAAGCATAGCTGTATCTTCAATCAAGTCTAAAGATGTTCCGTAGCTTACATCAACGCCGTTAGCCGCCAATGCTACTTCTTGCTTCCCGATTGCTTGAAGCGTTGATATTCTTTGTCTTCTTGCTTCTTCTAATCCGGTTTGTCTTTCCATAGCAGCATTATTTAAAGCAATTTTTCTGTTTTCTTCCGCAACTTTAGCATTATAAGTATATGCCGCTGCTTGTGCTTTTCCTTGCTGGTAACTGCTTACTGCACCTAAAGCCGTTCCGGCAATAGAAGCGGCTGTACCGGCAACGGCTACACCTCCGATTACGGCTGCTGTAGTTGCTGAAATTGTTGCAGCACCTGCGGCACTTGCACCGGCTGCGGCAACAGATAGACCTACGCTTGTTGCTATTGCAGTTCCTATCGCTGTAAATACGCACATAAAACTATTCCCCCAATCCTTTAACAGGTCGTACTCTATAAAAAAACTCAAAGTCTTCAGGCACCTCAACGCCCTTAGGGTGCGGATTATCAAACTTAAAGCCCAGCCATTTTAACCACCTTTTGGCAAGAAAATTCTTTTTATAAATTACGTTATATGTAAACCAAAATCTTTCGTCCGCTTTTTCAATTTCCTTTTTCAATTCTTTAAGAATTTGTATGCCGTGTTTTTTTAATTCATCTGTACTTAAAAACCAAGCACACCCGATACCTTCGGCGTCTTTGTCGGCTTGTTCAATTCCACCCATACATATTGGTGTTTCGTCATCTTTACCCTTGCCAAGCATTACGTAAAATTTAGTTTGCATTATACGGTTTTGGGTTTCTTCTTTCCAGTTTTTACCAAACAAGGCTTTTAATTCCTGCTCGTCTTCAAGTCTTAAATTATCTAAAATGTACTTAACATCTTCATTTGTTTTATTGGCTCTGTACATCCGTGTCCTCATCTTCTACTGTAACAACCGCACTGATACTTGTAATTGTTAATGGTAATGGGTGTGGCTGTTTGATTTTAATGCTTGCGTCTTCTTTGTAGTTTGCAGTAGGATATACGGTAATATCACCGGTAAATAACCAGCCTGCGTCATTTACGCTGTTATCTACACTTCGGGGCTGTTGCGTTTCTGTTCCGTCATCACCGACAATATAAAAATCTTCTCTTGTTTTTTCCACCTTAATGTTTGCAGATGTTATAATTTTCTTTAAACCGTGTGTATTTTCACCCTCAATATTTAAGGTTTCAAGCTCGAAGGTGTAAGGAAGCCCGACTACAATTTTTTTAGCAGGATTTTGAAGCGTTATTTTTCCGTTTTTTACAACATCAGTATAAGCACCGCCGTCCGCAAGTATTGAAACTGTTTTGCCTTCAAGATGAGATAAACCGCTTACGGTTGTAACTTCGCTTTCAAACTCTGCTTTTAGTCCGCAATCTACAAAAAATCCGTCTTCGGCATTTTCGATTAAACGTGAGTGCATACGTTCAATAAATCTTTTTGTCTGTCCGTTTATGGTTCTTTTAACTACAAAATATGCAACGTCTTCAAAACCTTCTCTTATAACTGCAACACTTTCAAAAAGTCCATCTGTTGTATGTTTATGCCAGCCGGCTACTTCTTGTTTTTTATTATAGGTTAAAGCATTTAATGTGCCGTCAGACATTACGCACCATAAAATACGGTATGGCTCTTTAGAATATGCCATATCTACAACTTGTTTGTTTTCAAATAAATGGCTTGCAAAAATTGTAAGTTCATCACCGTTGTAACTATCTGAAACGTATTCATAGCCAAGATCCCTAACAACAGATCCGCCGGCCTGAACAAAAAGCACCATATTACCTGAAACGCACGGCTGAACGTGTGAACATCCGTAATAACTTTGAGGTACGCACAAAGGCGGTGAAGACGCAGAAAATGTACCGTCTGATCCGTTTAATTTCCATTCTGCCCCTGAAGTCAATACAATTAAATCATTAAGACCTATCAAGTGCCTGATCTCGTTTACTTCTCTTTCTGATAATCTTATACTTATACTGTCTGAAGCATTGAGCGGTCTTGATATATTAAAATTGTTGTCTGTACCGGTTTGTGAAGTTACAAGTGTTTGCGGTGAGTTTTTTAAACATCCGAATAACTTCCTTTGCTGAAAATAATTTACACAGGAAGGATTATTACCGCTTTCAAATGGATCTCTTGCTATGGGTGCTGTTGAAGTTAAATCAGGTTCTATTTTGTCATCTACAAAACTTGTGCCTGTGGCAGTTCCGATATATCCATACACGCCATTTACGGAGCGATATATATTATATTCCGCAGCACCCGAAACAGCAGACCAAGTTATTTTCATACTTTCTGATGTAGTCCAATAACTCTCTAAATGTCCTGTTGTTGTTACTACTGAAGAACGTTCGCTTTCTTCGTAAGTTTCTTCTTTTACCGCTGTAACAACATAACTGTAATCTCTTGTATTAGAGCTTGTAGAACCTGTCCAAGCCGCCTTTACATTTGTGGGCGGTGATATTTGAGGTGATGAAACTACATTGCTTAAACTCCAATCATAATGACTGGATCTTGATAATTCTTTGGCAACATAATTTTTATTACAAATAGTTAATACATCTGCATTTTGCCCGTATTTAAGCATAAATAAATCATCACTTGAATAAGGTGTTACAGTTTCTACTATTTGTCCTGCGTTAGTATAACTGCTGGGATATACAATTTGTCCTCCGTCTTTGATATAACGGGCATATTTATTGCCAAGTTCAATAATATATGTCTGCTCTGTATTAAAAGCAAAAGGAATTATACGGGTAGGTTTGCTGCTGTCCTTAACTTCACACACAAGTTCTAACCCCGCTCTGTTTGATACACAGCCTTCAGCTCTTACAAAACCGTTTAACAATGTCTTTAAACCGTTACTATATTTTGCAAGGTCGTTTCTTGCATACAAAGAAGGGGAAAGCTCGCCTCCCGTAAATGATTTTTGTGTTAATCTTGTCATTTAATTTCTTGCCTCTAACCAGTCGCACTCTGTTTCTTCTTCGTTAAAGCCCTCGTTAGCGTCTGTTGTTTTAGCTTCTTTTAGCATTTGTTTATATATTTGCAAACAATCTGCTGTTTTTACTCTCGCACCCGTAATTGAGGATGAAGCTAAAAAAGCTAAAAACCAAGATAATGCCATAGCAAATTCAGGTGTAAAAAATGTTTCTTCTTCTACTATTCTTGTAAATCTTGCTATTGCAGGCTGAACATTGGTATAAATAATTCTGTTTCCTGAACTATCTGAACCTATTTCAAAATTATGTCTTTTAAAAATTTCCTTATCATAATTACTGTGATGAAGTGTTGTCATATTGAAAAATGAAATTTCTTCATCTTCAATTTGTTTGTATAATTCTTCATCATACAAATACACTTCTCTGACAAGCATACAGTTATTAGGAAAATCATATACATAATTATATTTTGGGTGCAAGCTGATGTTTTGAGTAGGTGTTAGTTCTCTGAATGTGCTTGCAAAACCCCAATCGTGATCCGTTAAGGTTTTTTCTTTTGCTGTTTCGTAAAATTCATCTAATACAACAGTATTCCTATCGCCCTGATTCGCACCCTGAACGCCAACAGATACGCCCAAATTTTTTAAAGCCATATTGAATATTTTAGCTTTTGTATATTTTGCCATTATTCTTGTTCGCCTTTATTGTCGTTATCTTCGCTTTTTTCTTCTTGCTTTTTGGTTTCAGCCTCAATCTTTGCTTTTAAAGTTTCAACCTTCCAGCTAAGAATTTGGTTACCTTCAATACCTACAGCCTTTGCGGCTTCCAATAATGCGTTTTTTTCTACTAAAGGCAAATCATTGACTTTAGTTTTATCTTCGCTTTTTTCTTCTTGCTTTTTGGGTGTGTCTTTTCCGTCAACACGTACAGCCCAAGACGGGCATTTACTTCCGGCGTATTCTATAATTTTTTCGCCTTCGATTTCAGGATCATAAAGCCTTTTGTTATACCAAGTTCGATTAACTATTTTTATTTTCATTTGTTTTACTCCTTATTCATTGTTGTAAATAATTTATCTGCCCTGCTTGCAAGTTCATCAGTTACCTTTTTTTGAAGAGCCGCTTTTTGGGTAACAAGCTCCATAAGTTCTTTATTTTGCTTAATTTCTTCAGCTCTTATTAATGTTCTTAAAGCGTCATCAACTTGCCAGCTATCAATAGTGTTTTTTTTCGTTTCTTCCATTTTTAAACCTCGCTAAAAAGAGGGTGTTTCCACCCTCTTAAATTAGTTATATATGATGGCCTTCATTAGAACCGTCAACAATTCCGGCAGTAATTTTACCGGCTGTGCCTGTTCCTACTACCGTATAATATAAACGTAAATACTTCTTAATGCCGATAGGTAAAAATTTAACAGGAAATCTATAACCGGCTACAAGATTTGCAAGTGCAACAGCACCGCTTGATACAAGATCTACATAAGTTCCGTCTTCCTCATCACAAGTTTGCACAGATACGGCAACAGATGTAGCACCTTTAAAATCTTCTACAACCTGTGCAAGAAGTTCAACCGGTTCGCCTTTGCCAATATCACCATTTACTTTAATAATATTTGTAGAAGCTGCTGACTCTTTTACTTCCTGTTTGTCTGAAAATATTGCTTGTTCATCTAAAATCATTTTTATTACTCCTTTAATTTGCTTTAAAAGGGCACTCCGATTTATAATCAGGAGTGCTCAATTATTTTTTACTACTACACTACTTTTTCTTCAGTATCCAAGATCTGATCACATTCTCTTATAGGAATACCTTTATAAGAAAGATTTTTCTGTCCTAAGTATTCCTGATATGAAAAATGGATATTATCTTTGCTGTCGATCTGTGCGTCAAAATGTTCTAAAACATTTGTATTGCAATAAATTACAGTTTTTCCGCTTCCTGCATAGCGTTTAATTCTGTAATATGCTGTACGCAAAAGTTTAATCAAATCGGCTGATTTTGAAGCGTCATCAAGATCCGATACATCAATGTTACAGATACGGCAAGTTGAACGCCAATCTTTAACAGAAACACCAGAATCCATTTTGTAATGATCCTGATATACTTTTCTTTTTGCCCCCTGTGCATTGGTTTCCGTTACAATGCCGTCATCAGTGTGTTCCATACCAGCTTTTGAACCTTCAGGGTAAATCATTGAAGTATGCTGATCGCCCCAAGTTACAAACCAAATTGAAGTATTATCATCACCAGTGCCGCCGGCGTCAATGACATTATACCCGATATTCTTTTTATCATCAGATTTTTTACCATATCTTATGGCTAAACCGTCAAAGCCTTCCGGCTTTGTTTCAGTGTTGCCGTAAAAGAACTCTGTTTGTAAACTTTGATTCATTGCTTCGATAAATGCAACTGATTCAGATAGCCTGAACAGTTTTGGGTTTTTCGCTTTTTTTACAAGGTCAACGTCCGCAACTGAATAAGTTTCTAACATCCCTGTAGGATCTTTAACCTGTGCGGTTGTCGATTTTGAAGGCGGCACAAATCCGTATAATTTTCTGAATGTTGCACTCGGCAAGCCTGTTCTTATTGTTGTAATATGGTTGGAACCGTCATTACATTCAATAACGTTGGCGTCTTGCATAATGCAGTTTGTTTCATTCATCATTTCAATGATCGTTGCTGCCTGTTCGCCGTGTTCTTCTCTTTTTAATCTGTCTGCTAAGTTTAAATAGCTTGTTCCCAATGTTGTCATAGTTTTTTACTCCTTATTTATTACTCTTTTTCTTCCATTGACGGATACAAAATATCTTCTCGGTTTTTCTTATCCTCTGCCGGATTTCCCGAAGAATGTATCGTATCGTCTTTCATTTGTGAACCAATAGCTTTTAATGCTTTGATAAATTTCGGGTGTACATTCAATCCCCCTTCTGCAAGCATTACACGTAATTCTTCATCTTTAAAAAATGCGTCATACGCTACGTTTGCCGTTGCTATTGATTCTTTTAGGTTTGCACCGCCTACTTCTTTATCAGAATTTAGAAGCTGTCTGTAACTTTCAATCTTTGCTTCTTGAAGTTTCCCCATAGCTTCAACAGTCTGCTGCTGTGTCTGCTGTGTTAGTTCAACCGCCATAGCTAAAAGATCGTTAGCTCCCTTTTGTGATAAATTAAGTTTGCCGGCATATTCGTTAAACTTACCTGTCATAGCTTCGTCAAGCTGCATATTTTCAGGCAATTTTACACCTTTATAATCATAATTTTCAGGTTTTCCAAAAAGTTCGTTATCGTCTTTTTTTTCTTTGTCTTTCTCGTTTTCTTTTCCTTCGGGCTCTTGTTTGCCATTTGGATCTTCACCTTCAGAATTATCCTCAGACGGCGGTTCTGTTTTAATTCCTTCGCCCAGTCCCGTATTTTCTTTTGGTGTGTCTTGTGATTCTGTAATTTCTGTTTGTGCCGGTGGTGTATCATTCGGCGTGTTAATTTGTTCCTGTTCCATTTTGTTCTACTCCTTTTTTTATAATTTCTAAATATGTTTCAGGTGCATACTGTAAAAACAAATCTCTTAGATAAAGCCCAAAATCACCGTAGCCCCTGTTATAAAATTCTGTTTTCTCGTCTTTTGCCAGCCCTTGTCTGAAACAACCCGATTTATCTATTAAGTGTGTAAATAAATCTATTGAAGACTTTGAACCGTTAATAGTATTTGTAAACGCCATTTTTAATTTTTCGTCATCCAACATCTATAAACCTATCCTTGCCATAAGTTCACTGCCGTATGCGTCAGCACCGCCAACGTTTTTAACAATTTCAGAACCCTGCTGAAGTGCCGCCATTTGTTCTGCTTGTTCTTGTTTTTGCTGCTGCGCTTCACGCATTTTGTCAACATCTTCAGTAGGTACAACCTGTTCAGGATTAATATTTACGTGATCCGCATAATCATCAATAATTTTTGCACCGTTCAATTTTTTTACAAGCATAGAATCTACAGCCTGTGCAAGATTTATGGTAAATGTGCAAAAGCGTTCCATAGCCGATATTTTTTGTGCCTTTTGAGCCTGTGCAAGCATTGAAACAAATTCTATTTCAAGTTCGCCGCCTTGTATTTGTGCCGGTGGCTGCGGTATTACTTTACGCTGCATACACTCAAGAAATATCCAGCCCATAACAGTTTTTAGTCCATTATGAACCTGTTCTAATATCGGACTTAACAAAACCATTTTTTCTTCTTTAAGTTCGTTTACTTCGGTTGCTGTTCTTCCTCTATCCGCCGTGTTCAGTATCATTGCAAATAAATCATTAAAAAATTGTTCATATATTGATTGTCTTTTTGCTTCTAATAATGCTTCGAGAGGTTGAACAACTGCCGGCGGTACCTGATAAATAGCCTGTAATCCTTCGCCGTTTTGATTTGTTTCTACAAATATTCCGGGCTGATCCGTAAGTTTTTTGTTTTTTAATTCTGCCGGGCCTTTTAATTGAGGATTACCGATTTTTTTAACAATCTTACCTTCATCAACCACCATAGCCATAAGCTGCTTAACATCAGGCAGTGCATTTATGCCGCAACAATCAGTAGGGTAAACATCCTCGCCGTTTACCTCTGCTTCAAATACAACATAAGGGAATTTGTCAAATCCGCTTTTTGATAAAAATTTGTCTTTGTCGCCGTCAGTTTCATAATAAACAGAGATAAATTTTTTATGTTTTGCCCATACCGAATCGGGCATATATTCTGCATTAGGTTCAACAAAATGTACTACTTCAAAAAGCTGCTCGTAGTGCTTGCTTTTAATACAATTTTTTACTGCTTCTGATACATTTTCTTTACCGAACTTTGTATATAAATTTTTTGCCGTTTCCATATAAACACGGCACATAGTATCTACTACGCCTTTTTCATTCTTTGCATAACGATATGAACCGATTGGCAAAAGTTTTGCTCTCATTACCGTGTCTGTATCGCTTTCAAGTGCAATGGTTGATAACCCGAATACGCCGAGTTGTTTATATGCGGCCGGTAATTTTTCATAAAGGTTTGAAGCATTAAAAACATCTTTAAGTGTATTTTCAACTATGCTGCACCATTTTTTTACAGCCCAGTCGTATTTTATATCATAATTTTTAATACGGATTCTGAACCAGTTTGTAGCAGGGTTTGTAGCTCCTGACATCATACCTGAAGAAAAATTACGGACAGCTTTTAAAGGTGCACTGTCTTTAATCTTTTTATTTTTAGCTGGAGTTTTGTTTACATTCCTTGCTAAAAATCTTACAGAACGGGGCAGAAAATGATCTGCTAATTCCTGCCAATCTGCTTTCATTTGATTATACGCTACTTCAAGTTCAGCCCTGCGGCTCTCAAAATACGGTTTATCAAGTTTTATCTCTTCTATTGTTTCCATTATTCACCCAATAAAGTCTTTTTCTTGGTCGTTGCTTCTTCGGTTACTCCAAGTGCGGTTGTTTTAATATTTCTGTTTGATTGTGATTGCTGCTGTTGTCTTGTTACAGTTCCGGCCTTTTGCACTTCTGCGTCTGCGTATGTCGGTGTTGCAACCGGTTCAGTAGCTGTAGTAGTTGTTGCAGCTGTTGAAGGTGTTTTTGGTGAACACATTTTATAATTCCTCCTTACTTAGTGAAATTTTAATCGAATGGATCGTATGTCGTATCCATATAAACTATTTCGTCTTCTTGTCCTTTGGCTTCAGCCATATAAGAATAGTAATTAAGCCCATATACAGCCATCATTAAACTATCTGCTTTGTCGGGGCTTTCGCCTATTTCTTCTTTTAAGTCTTCTTTCTTCTGAATTATTACAGTGCCGTTAGGCTTGTATTCTTTCTTTGTGTATTCAATCTGATCCCGTGTATCATCCTGCGGTATCTCAAGCCACTCATTATCAATAAAATCTTTTAATGTTAAATATCCGTCTGCTCTTTGATTATACGCATTTTGTCTGTTGCTTTTGCCGCTTCCGTGAAAAGCCAAGCATTTTGATATTGCTTTTTTGACTGAAACATATATAGGATATCCCATACCGTCTGCGTCAAGTATTAAAATATCAGGCTGCCAGCGTGCATATAAGCTAATGATTTTACCTTTTGTAATATCGGTGTCGGGTTCGTTCCATTCTTCACGCTTTGTCGCCTTAAAATGTATTCCGCTTATGCTTTCTACAAGCGTTGCTACGCATAAATCACCGCCATTTCCCGATAAATCCACAGCCATACATTTAATTTTGTTATATTTTTCTTTTGGCAAATTTTCTATGTGAGCTGCTTTATCAAGTTTTGATGAACTGCATAAATAATCCTGTGCTTGATCTAACGGGTTTCCTTCCCAAATATGATCATAATCTGTCGGATTAGCCGCCTTGCATTTTAACGCTTTTTTCTTTAAATTGTCAGGACAATGTTTATTGTCGTAATAATTTATTTTGATAACTTTACAGTCGGGATCTTTTGCAAATTCTACATAAACAGCGTCTTTTCTTACTTTACGGTTCATTGTAAAAAATACAATAGCATTCTTTTTTCTTATAGTCGGTACAATAATATCAAGAGTGGCTTTTGTGATTGCTTCGGCTTCATCAATCCATAATATGTCAATACCTTCAAGCCCTTTAATATTTACTCTGCCCTGCTCTTTAAATCCTTTGAATATAATTGTTGAGCCTGTTCTTCGGTGTACAATTCTGTTATTAAATACATCAAAATCTAATTCATATTCACTTATTAGATCTGCAAGTATTCTATATACAGATTCTTCGATAGTATTTTGCGTTTCACGTCCACAGCAAACCCTTACTTCTCTTTGTTCGCAAACCCATAATATAATACGTGCTATACTTTGGGATTTACCGCCGCCTCTGCCTCCGTGAATAAGCCAGTAATCATAATTATTTATCTCATAAAGACAAGGCAGCAATTTATCAGGAAGATCTAATATTTCAGGAAGTTCAAGATCCATTGTTTTAATCCTCCTGCTTTTGTGGTTCTTTTCCTACTTTCAGGTTTAATGTTTTCCCGCCAATCTTAATATTGCCCATACAATTTATGTTTATTTCCTGCTTTGTTTCAGCTTCATACAGACCGTTTAATTTTCCTTTTAATTCTTCAGCTTTCAGAAATGCCGCTATATCGGGGTTGCTATATTCACCGTATTTTGTTTGTGTTACTCTTTCAAGGGCCAGTTCTTGTGCTTCTTCCAGCTTTTTAAAACTCATTGACCTTGAATAGTAAAATTGTTCTTCTTCGTCTTTCCTTAATTGTGCTATATACTCTTTGATTTCAGGTTTCTTCAAGTTTTCGCAAGCTATTGAATAGGCTGTATTTTTTGAATATCCTGCATTTAAGGCGGCTTTTGTACCATTTAAAGATATTACATATTCCTTACAGAATTTTTTTTGTTTTCCCGTCAGTTTCTTCTTTTGTATCTTTTTTGGCATTCCGTTCCTCTTTTAAAACCTGTTTATGACACTTTTCAAGATAATCTACTAAGATTTTTTGTTTTTCGTCCGGCGTTTTTTCTATCTTTTTTACAAGAAGCTGATAGCTTACAATCTCATTTTTTTCAAAAAAAATAGTTATCAACCCGTCTATAACTATTAAGGCAAGAACCATTGAAAATCTTATTAATGCTTTTATCAAAATTACCTCTTTTATATAAGTTTCACTTATTTATTTCGCTCTCTCGATATAAAAAAAAGTGCCTTAATGGCGCTGTCCAATCGTCGGTTTGTAATTGAAGAAAATTTATATTTTAATTTTGCCCGTTGCGTAAAATCTTTTATTTAATACGGTGTTTATTTCCTGCCTTGACATTTTTAAAAATTCATCCTGCGGTGCTATTCTTACGTTGTTGTCGTTGTAGATTATGCCATATCTGTTTATAAAGTTATATTCTTTCGTTCGTGTTCCTGAATATGTTTTATAATCAAACTGCAAAAATTTAAACCCGTATTTTTCAAGCAGTCTGTCTGCGGCTTTCCCTTTGCGTCTTGAACTTGTAATAAATTCCCCTGTCGGGGTTTTATGTCTTATTTCTGCTACCGATTGACCGCAATATTCGCATTCATCCGCATAAACAAGATATGTATTAGGCGCTATGCTGTACATTCGGCCGGACATTTTAACTCTGCAACACTCAATATTAGAAATTTTTAACACGCAAAATCCTCCGCTTACTGCCTTAATAGCTCAACCTTGCTGTGCAACGCCTCGGCTTTATATCGGTTTTTGCTCTTGGTGCAACGGCTATTATTATTTTGACTGATTGAAAAATAAAATTCTGCTCAATTCATTCATTCATAAAAAAGATAAAAACCGTCTGCGTTGTGTTATCACTTGTTATCAGACTTGAAAACTCTTTTTATTTTGTAAAGTTTTGTAAATGGCAATTTTTCATGCCCTGCTAGACTTTCAGCCTTGTTAATTATATTTTAGATATTTTGGTATTGCAAAAATATCTAAAATGGTTTATAATTATAATGTAAGGACAAGTTAAAAAGAAAGGCGGTAACTATGGACAGCAAATTAAAAGAAAAATTTATTGAAGAAATCAAAAAAGATTGGAACAGTCCGAATATGCAAAAATATTGCATTGGCGAATTATCAAACGGCTATGAATTACAAAACGGTTTTCTTGTTGAGTTTACAAAACCAAGAATTAAAAAAGATTTTTGTTTCGGTGCCGGCTATTGCGGCTTAACAACTAATGAGGAATGGGAGCGGGCAAACAAAATGGCAGAACACGCAAGATCTTCGGAAGATTATTTTATTAAGAAAAACTTTGAAGAAAATTTTGAGCAAATTGAAAAAGTTTTAAATAGTGAAGAAAAAATTTATTTCTTGCCTTATAAACCTTATGGCAATGTTGCTTATCTTAAAACCGAAAAATATATGGTTATTTATGCAAATGATACAGAAAAAAACATAGCTGTTCAAATCCCCAAAATAGATATAGAGGGCTTAAAAGGAATTTTACAAGAAGAAAAACAAAAGTTTATGAAAAGATTAAACACCTACTTAAAAAAATACGGTTTATCAAAAATAAACAGTTGGTCTTATTTGGTTGATTAGTTAAATAATTGCCCCTTCGGGGGCAGAAAGGATAAAAAAAATGATTGATGAAAACTACAATTTAATTTCTTGTTTAGCCTGTGTAAAAAGCGAAATTGAAAATTATCATAAAGATCCAATTAAATTACTGGGTGAATACACATTAAGGTCAGAACAAGATCCGCTATTTAATACAACAATGGTAACGGCAATAAAACAGTACATAAAAGATAATAATATCCAATGGAACTATAGGAGGCAATATGAATAGCACAGAACTTATTAAAGAATTTGAAAAATTGCAGGACGAAAACGAACACGGTAAAGCAATACAGCTTGTTTGCGGTTTTTTATTCAGACCGCTTGATGTTAGAAAAATGGAACATATAAACGCACTTCAGGAACTGTACGGCGAATTAACGCCGGAACTTTTAAAGCTCCGTGCCGATATATGGGACAGTGTTAAAAAACAATTTTATAAAATAAGACACGAAGTAAATATAGAAGAATTTTTAAAACTCAATAACAACAAGTGCAAAGACTTGGCAAAGGAATATTTCGCGGGTGATATTTACCAAGCCGCAGAATATTTATACGATCAAATTTAGGAGATTCTATGAAATTCCCGAAAGTATGCAAAAGAAACACATAACTAATAAAATTTTTGTGATAAAATAAAGGAGGCATTATGACAACACTTGAAGAATTAAAACAAGAACGCAACCGTTTTGTGGAAATTGTCAAAAGAAAAAAACGCCACTTAAAACAATGCAAAAAAGTTCTTAACTTTTATGTAAGACAAGTTCAGGAACTGGAAAAAAGGATTAAAGAGCAACAATGACAGAAGAATACATAGGCAGGGGCGGCTCTCGCAAAGGTGCAGGGAAACCAAAAGGGTACAGAAAAGAAAACCCGACAAAACCAAGAAAAATAAGTTTAACAGATCCTGAATACGAGAATTATTTAAAACGTGGCGGTGCAAAGTGGTTACGCCCGATTTTACGAGGTGAAACAGATGTCTAATAAAATTCTTATATCAGTTTTAACACTTTCACTCATTGCCAATGGAGTAATGGGTTATTATTTAAACCTTGCAAATTTTGATTTAAAAAACGCACAGGAAGCAAGCCAACACTATTATAATGAGCTGATAAAAGAAAAACAGTATAGGGAAATGGATAAAGTTGTTAATTTTGATTCGTCCACCGCTATTCCTGAAGGTTTTGAAATTGAAAAAGCACAGCCTAAAAAAATATCACACAGGAATTTACCTAATATCTACATTCCGCCCCGTCAATCAGAACCATATATACCTATTCAAACTTCATCACCCCAGCCGGTTTATTATGCAAATGAAAGAGCTATACAACCCCAAACAACTAATAATACTGATATATACAGAGCTTCAAAAGCATTGGAAAATATTGATGTCAATATGACATTAGATTCTATGTTTCCTAAATCAAATATAGTCTATCCATACCCAAGATACTAATTAAAGAATTTGTATTGTATTAAAAGAATTAAAATACCCAATATAACATATAAAATTGCCTGAAGAAAGTTTTTTGAAACATTTCTTATGGTCTGCTTAAAGTCTGCTTTAAAAACTAATTCAATTAAAACAAATATTATAAAGACAGCAGTAATAATACTTAAACCGATTTTAACATATTCCATTAAACAAACACCCTGCCCGACCAACGAACTTCACCTATTATAGTAAAATCTGTTTCGGGTTCTTTTTTTAAATCTATTACAATAGGTTCATAGTCTTTGTTATCACTTATGATTTTTAATTGAGTTGCAGATATTTTCTGTAATCTTTTTGCATATAATTGACCGTCTTTTCTTATGCAGTAAATTTTACCGTCATATACATCAATTTTTGACATATCTACAAGAAGACTATCGCCGCCTTGAATTGTGGGCTGCATAGAATTTCCCCGTGCAAATATCATTTTTGTTTGGCTTTCGGATATCCCGAGGTCTTTTGCAAGCTGCCGGCTAAGTGTATATACTGCTGTTTGTGATTCATTATATACGGTTACACCATATCCCATAGACGCTTCAACATCCCCCAAAACAGGAATAGCAATACTGTTATCATCTTGCGTTATTTTGATATTAAAATATGTTTCAATTTTCTTGACATCATCTTCAGTTAATTCTACATCATTGTCTTTTTTGTAATTGATATTTGAACGGCTCACGCCCAAAGCACGCCCGATTTCCGCTTGATTGATATTGCCGTATGTTAAGTTTTGTAAAATGTTGTAAACCTTACTAAATCGCATTTTTATCCTCCTTTTGGTGGATTTTAACCATGAATGTTTTAATTATCTTGACAGATGTTTTATTTTTTTGTACAATGGTTCTGTAATTGAATGAATGAATTTGAGGAGATCAGATTTTGAAAGATCAAAAAGTCCACAAAACCAACATTACCGGCTATTTGTCCATTGATATAATTGACGAGTTGGAATCGTTGGCAAAAGATGAAAACACTTCCAGAAACAGTCTATTTGAAGAAGCTGTCTTAGATCTTTTGAAGAAAAGAGGGAGGCTTGCCGCTTAGCAACGCCTAACTAATTCTTATTCACAATTTAACAAAAACATTCCCTAAAATCAAGATTTAGGGGTTGGATTTTTATGTCCTTTTTAAGGATTTTGAACATTGAAAATTTAATAGCGTAAAACGACTGAAGCTGAAGTACCGCAAGGGGAACGGGCTAGAATCAGCGTAGCAGAAATCCAAAACAAATAACAAAGTCTAAATTCTTTGACAGCCCATAAATGCAATGTTTGTGGGCTGAACTAAGAATTTAAACAAATTGTTACAAAAATTAAAACATTATGCACTTGTCAAGATTTACTTAACAAAACTATTTTAAATAGATTTTAAATAATTTTGCACTTGAAAATGTACTTTAAATGTTCTTGTGTTGCACTTTGAAACGCACACTATATAAGAAATGTAATAAGTAATGAATAAATAATGTAAAAAATAGAAAGGTGGTTTTTATGATTAAAATTATCAAAAATTATTTAGCAGAGAGAAAAAGAAAAAAATACTTAATCCAATCCGCTATAGAAAGAAAAAAGATAAATTTTGTTTACAGATATCTTCTGAATAATTACGAAAAATCTATTGAAAATAAAGTTGATATACCGGCTTTTATGTACGCTTCAAAAGATATGAAACAAATCATAAGAGAAAGAAAAATAAATCAAGCCTACGACAACGCAAAAAAAATTTTAGAAGAAGAATTTAAAAAAAAAGACATTGACCTTGAATTAAAAGAACAAACGGAATATGACGCAAACTGGGCAGAACTTCAGGCAGAAATGAACGAGGCGTTATTATGGGGCGTGTAGAGCATTGCGAGCAGAGCGCGAAACGTAGTGGAGACACGTTTAGTGCAAGCAAGCGGCGGGAATGGCTGCAAGAACGAAAAAGGGGTATTGGCGGTTCAGACGCAGCGGCAATAATCGGACTAAACCCTTATATGTCAAATGTTGAACTTTGGGAAATAAAAACAGGACGCAAAGAGCAAAAAGATATATCGGAAAAAGAAGCCGTAAAGTTCGGGGTATTAGCAGAAGACCATATAAGACAGATGTTTATATTAGATTATCCGCAATTCTATGTAAAACACGAAGATTTTAAAACATACCAAAACATAGAACACCCGTTTATAAGAGGGAGTTTTGACGGCGAACTAACAGACACACAAACAAATAGATCGGGTGTTTTAGAAATAAAAACAGGAACTATAAGACGTGCTGCCGACTGGGTAAAATGGGGAGGCAGAAATTTTGGTGAAATTAGAATACCGCAGAATTATTATGTGCAAATTTTGCACTATTTCTTGGTAAGAGAAGATTTTGAATTTGCCATATTAAAAGCAAGGTTAACAGAATTGAATTTTGAAAATTCTGATTTTTTTAATGAAAAGCGAATACATATAAGGCATTATCCGATTGAACGAAAAAATTGTTTATCGGATCTTGATTATTTATATCAAAAAGAAGAAGAATTTTGGGGCTATGTCGAACGTAACGAAAGACCGCCCTTGATATTACAAGGATTATAAGGAGGAAAACAATGCGAATAGGATCGGCGTGGTTTAAGGCTTCTGAAAAAACAGGAAAAATGTTTTTATCTGTAAGTTTGGATGAAGCTGCACTACCCTTAACAATTACAGAGGACAAGTTTTTAACTCTTTGGGAGATTCCCGAAGAAGAACGCAAAGCGGATAATGCACCGCATTACACAGTACATCTAAGTAAATCAACACCAAAGGAGGGAAAATGATAAAAAGCATTTTCAAATGGTTATTTATAGCACCGTTTCTATTTTTTGGAATTTGGCTTATAGCTTTGTTTTCCAAAAAATTTAGAACAGATTTTATTGTAACGGTCGAAAAATTATTAAATATTGCAGCAAGAGAATATGAAAGGATTTTATAAATGGAATTTAAACTTATTAGTCCTCAAACTTTTATTCAGGCAATAGAGTTCAATTATGAGGATCTCCAAAAATGGATTACAGAGCAGGTAGAAAAATACCAAAACTTAACTTACACAGATGAAACAATTAAGAGTGCAAAAGAGGACAGGGCTGCACTAAACAAATTCAAAGAAAGAATAGACACGGCACGCAAAGATGTTAAAAAAAGATACCTTGAACCTTACAATGCTTTTGAGGATAAGGTTAAAAAACTGCTCTCTTTGATTGAAGAACCTGCAAACGCTATTGATACACAGGTAAAAGCCTATGAAGAAAAGAAAAGAGCAGAGAAAAAAGAACAAATTGAAACTTATTTTAAAGCTGTTATAGGCGATTTATCAAAATTCTTAACACTTGAAAAAATCTTTAATCAAAAATGGCTCAATGCTACAACAACAATAAAAAGCGTAGAAACCGAGATAGACCAAATTATACAAAAAGTAAAATTTGACCTTCAGACAATTAAAGAGCTAAAAAGTGAATGGGAATTAACCTTAATTGATACATACCTTAATACGCTTGATATTTCAGCGGCTTTAAGAGAAAAAACAAGACTTGAAGAACGAAAAAAAGAACTTGAACAGCAAACAGAAAAAACCGTACAAACAGAGCTAAAAACTGACCAAGTAAGTGATCAAGTAAGTGATCAAGTAAAAATATATGAACGCCGTTTTTGGGTAAAAGGTACGGCCAATCAATTAAGAGCATTAGGACAGTATATGAAAAATAACGGAATTGAATACGGAGGAATTGAATAATGGTACAAAACAGCTTAACCGCCGCACCGGCTAAAAAAACTTTTGGAGCGTATTTAACAAATGACGCAGTAAAAACAAGAATTAATCAGGTTATTGGAAGTAAAGACGGAACACGTTTTATAACAAGCCTCATATCCGCTGTTAGTAATAATCCTGCAATAGCCGAATGCGATCACGCAACAATATTATCAAGTGCTTTACTGGGTGAAAGTCTGAAGTTATCGCCAAGCCCGCAATTAGGACATTATTATATCGTTCCTTTTAAAGATAACGATAAAAACGGCAATTTAAAAAGAGTTGTGGCAACATTTCAACTGGGTTACAAAGGCTATATTCAACTTGCAATGAGATCCGGAAATTATAAAGATCTTGATGTTGTTGAAGTAAGAGAAGGTGAATATAAAGGCAAAGATAAATCAACCGGTAAGGCAATTATGGAATTTATTGAAGATGATGAAGTAAGAGAAACATTGCCTATTATCGGATATTACGCATATTTTGAATTGTTAAACGGCTTTAAGAAAACTCTATACTGGAGCAAAACAAAAATGAAAAACCACGCCGAAAAATATTCACAAAGTTATAAAACTGATATAAAAAAGGGCTGGCATTACAGCTACTGGACAAAAGATTTTGACGGAATGGCATTTAAAACAATGCTAAGGCAGTTAATAAGCAAGTGGGGTATTTTATCGGTTGAATTTCAGACCGCAATGGTAAATGATATGTCTATGATAAATGAAGACGGGCAAGCTGTATATGTCGATAACACAGAAGAAGAAGTTATTATACAGGCTGAACCGGTGGAAGCAAAAACAGAGCAAACGGAAACACCCGATCCGCTTGATAACTTTGACGAATAGTGGAAGAAATCACACAGGTTGAAGATTTTGCCGAGCAGCTTTTAAGGGTATCGGGTGAAATGAAAAGCCTTAGCATTGATTATAAAAATGCAAGAAGCGAATACGCAAGATGTTTCAACAGAATTACGATAATGATTTATAAGGCTGGCTTACACCGCAGTAAGGCAGCCTTTGAAAATAAGATCCCTATGCTTATTGCACATCCTGATTTTACCCAAGAAGCCATAGAAGTTGCAAGCAGAATGAACGAAGCACAGCAGGAATATAAAGGACTTGAAATGGTTTTAAAAGCGTATCAGGCTGAAATTTCAGGGCTGCAATCTGTAATCAAGTTTATGCAAATGGGTGAAATTCAGGCTGCGACAGCCGCAAAATACGGGTTAGGAGGATAAATGGAGGAAGGATACATAGTAATCAGCAGAAAATTAAAAGAAAGCTGGCTACACCCGACCATTGAAAATCGCAAATACACAAATTACGAAGCGTGGATATGGATTATAGAAAATGCACGCTTCGTATGCAGTAACCCAACATTGCTAAACGGTAAACTTTTAACAATACCGAGAGGTTACTTATCAACAACGGTAGAATATCTTTCTAAAACTTTTGGCTGGGATAAAAGAAAAACAGAAAAATTTTTGAAATTATTGGAATTGGATCAAAAAATAAGCCGATTTAAAGTAAATAAAAATGATAAACGAAGCTACACACTAATTAAGGTGAATAATTATAACAAATATCAGTTACCCGTTTGTGATAAATGCGATTCTGAATACAAATCAAAATGTCATTTAAACTGCTGTAAAGAAGGAATGGGAAAAGCACCCAAACCGAAGAAAGAAACAGAAGAAGCAAAACACATATACGGACAATACAAAAATGTAAAATTAACAAACAAAGAACTTGAACGCTTTAAGGATGAGTACGGCGAAAGCGGAGCAAATAAGTTAATAGATTTTTTATCTTCTTATAAAAAGGAAAAGAATTATAAAACCAAAGACGATAATTTAACTATAAGACGCTGGGTAATAAGTGCTTGCAAGCTCACAAAGATAAATTCTTTAGATGAAAATTATGGAGGTTTTTAATGAAAGCTATTGGCGATTGTATAAAAGAAGCAATACAGATAAACAAAACCGTTTGTCCTTATTGCAAAAAACCTTATGTAATGAAAACATACGGACCTGTTACAATCCCTGTTGCCGCTTGTAATTGTGAAGAAATTGAAAGATTGAAACAAGAGCAGTTTAAAGCAAGAGTAACAGCAAGAAAAACCTTAAAAGAACGCTTTTTAAAAGCCGATTTTCCTTATGACACAAAAGGTAAAAGGCTTAAAACGAGAACCTGTGAACACATAGAAACAGCTAAAGAATATGTTAAAAACTTCAAACCAAGAAAAAGGCAAGGTCTGTATTTTGTAGGCAAAGTAGGAAATGCCAAAACAACACTTGCTGTATGTATAGGTAAGGAGCTTATTTTAAAAGGCTACAAAGTTAAATTTATTGTGTTTTCGCAGGCAATAAGACTTTTACAAAGTACGTACGGCACAAAAAATCCGCTTGATTTTATGGAACAGGTGAAAGAATTATCAAAATACGATCTTCTTATTTTTGATGATTTTGGACGTGAAGCCTATAAAGACAGGACACTTACAGATGTTGCCGATTTTATAAATTATCTTTATACAAATTTTAATAACATCATCATTACTTCAAACCCTGAAATGGTAGAAAAAATAAAACAAATACCTGATTTTGAAGCAATGCTTGACAGATTTTTTCAAATGACAAAACGAAAGAATTTTAAAAACAAATCGTATAGGAGGATAGATGAATAAGAGCGAATATTTTATATGCAGTCTTTTGAACTTTTTAGAAGACAGATTGCCGCCGGAACTTTTTAAGGAGGTGCAAATATATATTTCAGATGACACTGTAGAAGGTGATAAAAAATTATCACAAGCCGACAGGGTGTTAAATCATCTGAAGATACACGGAAGCATAACAAATATGCAATGCCATTTACTTTACGGCATAAGACACGCACCGAGTGTAATAAGAGATGTAAAAAAGAAGCTGCTGACAAGCGGCTTTTTTATTGACACAGAACCGCAGAAAGGCTGCGACAGATACGGTAACAGTACAAACTGGGTTAAGTATATTTTAAGGGAAAAGAAATGCGAAAATCAACAATGAACGAGGATATAAAAAAATATCCTGTTTTCATATATCGTAACGGCAAATTATTTCAAACAGACAAAATAAAATCAACATCAGATTATAACCATTACGAATACAATTTACATCACTACATACCAAAACAAAGTTATGAAAAGAATAAAAGCTGGTATGAGGAACGCAATATAAAACAAAAATTGATTTTAATGCCGGTAAGTATGCACGAGCAGGTACACAATCAGGCATTATGTAATCTTTGTGATGATGATTTTTACGGCTGGTACAAAATAGACCGTTGGGAATTAGTTTTTAACAGAAAATTTAGCAAATATTAAAGGAGGAAGAATGAAATCTGAAAAAGAAATAAAAGAAATGCTTAAAAATAGGCGAAACGAATATGTAGAGCTGATGAATAACGGCGGTATGACTGTAACTATCAAAAAGAAGCTAAGAATTGAAATAGATTTACTGGATGAAATACTGGAGGAGGAAATATGAAGACTATACTTGACGCCTGCTGTGGCTCTCGTATGTTTTGGTTTAACAAAAACCATCCTAACACTGTTTATATGGATAACAGAGAACTTGAAGACATACTTTGTGATGGGCGAAAACTTAAAATTAAACCTGATATTATAGCAGATTTTAAGAATATTCCTTTTGAGGATAATTCTTTTTATCTTGTAGTCTTTGATCCGCCACATTTGAAACGGATCGGCAGTAATTCGTGGCTTGCGAAAAAATACGGATCATTGCCGTCTGATAATTGGCACCAAGAAATAAAACAGGGGTTCAATGAATGTATGAGGGTATTAAAACCAAACGGAACACTTATTTTTAAATGGAACGAAACACAAATTAAATTATCAGAAGTGCTGAAGTGCTTTGATAAAGATCCGCTTTTTGGTACAAAAACCAGTAAAGCAACTTATTTCTTAGTATTTACAAAGGAGGTATAAATATGGGTTGTTATGTAGATCCCCAAAAAGAAACAAAAGAAGCCTTTTTGGAACGTGAAGGGCGGGAGGTAGAAAGTGATTATATTTCACAAAACTATAAATCCATAAAACAAAAAGGGGAATTGCCGGTAGTTCTTTGTGATAACGGGGCTTTTACCGCTGCCGGAGTAGCATATACAGAAAGCGAATTTGAACGCTTTGTAAGATATGATAACAGACCGAAAAGATTTTTTATTGTTTCAATAGAAAAATTAAAAACGGTTTCGCCTGTTGAAGGCTGGCTGAAAGAATGCGGGGAGGAAGAATGGCGAACGAGGTACAATTAAGAATTAGCAAAGATTTACCACAGGAAAAACCGGTAATAAAGTTTAAAAGTAAATATCAAAAATGGAAATATGAAGCTAATTACAGAAAAGCAACAGATAAAAAGTGTTGCAAAACTTGTAATCATTGTTTAACTTTTACGAATACCGTTAGGTATTTTCATAAATGCAACCTTCAGGGATTATCACACAGTGCCGCAACAGATATAACATTAAACAGTGTCTGTGATTATTATAAGGAGGGGAAGCATTATGGCTAAAAACTCTTTTATGACACGGCATAATACAGAAGAACACGACTTTTACCCGACACCCGATTTTGCAACAGAAGAACTTTTAAAGCGTGAAAGTTTTGAGGGGGGGATAATTTGGGAATGTGCTTGCGGCAACGGTGCAATGAGTAAAATTCTTAAAGCACACGGGCTGCAAGTTTTTTCTACAGATTTAATTGACAGAGGTTACGGTGAAATCCGTAACCTTGATTTTATACAGGAACTACCCGACATATATAAATCACGGCATATTATAACAAATCCGCCGTTTAAAATTGCAAAATCCTTTATAGAACAGGCATTAAAAATGACAACCGGTAAGGTTGCAATGCTTTTAAGGCTTGCTTTTTTAGAAAGTGCCGACAGATACGAATTATTTAAAACAACACCTTTAAGAACGGTTTACGTATTTTCAAAGCGGCTCACAATGTCAGTTAAGGGCGAAGGCAAAAAACAAGGCGGAATGATACCTTTTGCGTGGTTTATCTGGGAACACGGCTATACAGGAAAACCATATATTGAATGGATTTTATAAGGAGGATAAATAATGAAAATTTTTATACATTGCTTAGAGGGAAAAGGCGGCAAGGCTTGTTATATAAAGTATGATTCTTGCACTAAACACGGAGGCGGAAATGCTTGTAAACAAAGACGAAAAGAAGGTGGAAGATGGCAGAACAAAAAATAATTGACGGCGTTGCTGTTACTAGCTGTTTTTATCTTGCGACAAATGGGTTAACTAATCATAAAATCCCTTATTGTCGGGAATACACAAACAATTGTAAGGATAACCCAAATTGCTATTACAAACAGCTTCAACGAGAAAAAATTACAAACGAAAACAACCAACAAATAGTTGAAAGTGCAGAAAATTTAATTTATGAAAACGCATATTTGCATGATGAATTACAACGCAAGACGGCGGAATGCAAGAAGCATCTAAAATATATATTTGAATTATTGCAAACCGGTGAAAATTATAAAAATAAACTCCAAATAGCAACGGAGGCACTGAAAACAATTAGATTATTAGAGATTGAAAGTTTCGACTTGACTGAAAGTGAATATGAAACAGAAATACTTACTACCGAATTTTCAAAGAATTTGGAAATTTGCGAAAAAGCACTTGAACAGATAGGAGAAGAATGATGGTAGCGTGTCAACAGAAATATTGTAAATATTGTGTAAAACCAAAATTTGATAATAATGGTAAGTTCAAATTTGGTTGGTGCAAATTCAGCCGTAACGTTTTGTTTAGTAATGATTATGGCGAATGCCATAAAAATAATGAGGTTCAACCTCTTTATTGTTACAAGTATATACCGAGAAAAAGAAAAATAAAGTATTGAAAGGATAAAAGAATGAATAAGCTATATTTAATTTGCGGAAATTGTGGCTGTAATGATATGTGGGAATATGAAATAGATATTGGCGGCAAAGATATCGGCGACGGTAGCTTGTATCCTGAAATATATCTCACGTGTAATAATTGCGGGACTTTGCATACATTAGATGAGGTCAATGCTATTGATACAGGAGTACAAAATTAAAGAGGAATAAACAATGACAGAATATATTACATTAATTCTTTTAATACTTATTTTAATTGTAAGTTTATCTGTAATGCATAAACAACTAAAAGAATTACAAGAGCATTTAAACAATGATTGGAAAGATGAATTAAAAGATTATAATGAATAAAATATGGAAATACAAATATAGGGAGGTTTAAAAATGAACGATAGATTTAAGTTTAGAGTATATTTTAAAGGGTCTGATTATGCGGAAGCAGGTTATCAAGACTTAACAAGAAATGATGTTATTTTTTCGTTAAGAACTGACGGGCAAATTATTAGAACAGTCGTATATGAATGCCAACAGGAAGGACACGAAGGAAGTCCGTGTAATATGCCCTTTACGCCAAATAACAACTTATATGATATTCAATTTTGCACAGGCTTAAAAGACAAGAACGGGACTCTGATATATGAAGGAGACATTGTAAAAATATTCCACATGTCAAGTACTATGCAAGCCGATATCTATGAAGATACTGTAATCTGGAATAACAAGCGATGCAGATTTGAAGGGGAAGAATACGGAATATGGGGAACGGATGATGTATTAGAGGTTATCGGTAACAGATACGAAAACCCCGAACTACTGGGGCGGGAATGAGTAAATATTATAAAAACAAATAGGAGATTAAACAATGACAGAACAAAACTGGAGCGAAAACATAACGCCGGAA